TCGTGACAAAATTGCTATTGCGAATGAGCGCATCAAGATAGTTGTTTCTGGTGGAGGCAATGTAAAAACAGGCGCTTTTCACTTCACGCTAACTTAGGGTCAGGGATCATGCGATTAAAGATGTTGAAAACGAAGGATGGAAGCCGGAACGGCATCACATCTGAGAAATTCGAAGAGGGCGAGTACTATGATTTTGGCGAAAGTCGCGGCGATATAGTGCTGGCACGTATATTTCTGATGGAGAAATGGGCAGAGCCTGCTGGGCAAGATCAAGCATCTGATGATTTGATAACCGCTGGTGTGGACACTGTTGAAGGCGGAGCTGGCGAATATGCATTTGACGATAGTATAAGTGACGGCGAATTCAACGCCGAGACTGCTACCAAGCCGGATCTTGTGGCCTTTTTAGCCGATAAAAAAATCAAACATCATCACAAACTCGGTGAAGACAAATTGCGCACTCTTGCGATGGAAATAGATAAATAGATGTTTGATTATCGCCTGAGTATTATTACTCCGCCGAGTGTTGAGCCGGTCACTCTTGCGGAGCAAAAGCTGTGGTCTAAAATCGATGGTAACGATGATGATGCTATCGTGACGTCTTTGATTGAAGATGCGCGGGCTCAAACGGAGATATGTACTGATCGCACGATGTTGGCGACATCTATTGAGATTTGGTTGAATTGTTGGCCTGGAGCGAAGTTTAGCTTGCCGCGACCAAACCTTATCAGCGTGACGAGTGTAAAATATTACGACGAATCCGAAGCTTTACAGACACTATCTACTGATAGTTACGCTGTATTGGCCCCAGCCGGTGATCGTGCGGAAAAAGGGCAGATTGCATTAAAGCCAGGTCAGGCATGGCCTGATCTTGGTGCCACAGAATGGCCGATAAGAATAATCTATGTCGCCGGTTACGGCACGTCCGCAGATGATGTGCCTGAAGGTATAAAGTCGGCTTTGAAATCTTTTGTGTCCAGCATGTACGCGATAAGGGATTCCGAGGGTACGTGTGGGCCAATGTTTAAATCAGAGACATTTGAACGCAAACTTGATGGCTATAGGACATGGTAAAGGTCTGCGCGGGTGCAATGCGGGAACGCATCACGTTTCAAATAGAGGCCAAGGTTGCTGATGGTGGCGGCGGGTTTACTGAGACTTGGGGGGCGATTGCAACAAATTCAACAGTCTGGGCTCAGATAACGCCGGTTAAGGGCGCTGAAAAGGTAGATGCTGGCGCTTTAACGGGTATGCAGACGTATCTTATACGCATTCGGTACAGAACAGATATAACAACTGCTAATCGCGTTCTATGGGGCGCTCTGACGTTGAATATTCGCACACCCCTACAAAATAGGGACGAGGTAAAAAAATATATGTGGTTCGAGGCAGTTTCCGGTGTGACGCAATGACATTAAAGGGTTCATCTGCATTACGTCGCACGCTTCAAAAGCTGCCTGATGAAATAACAAAGGACGTAAAGCTTGCGCTAAAAGAAGCGGCTGAAGTGGTTCATGCTGATACGCTTCAAAACATCCCGGTTGCAAGTGGTGAGCTTGTAAGGTCGTTACACAAAGCAAAAAGATCAAACGGCTTTGTTTGGCGCGTCGGCTGGTGGAAAAAGGGCAACCTGAAAAAATGGCGTCAAGGCGGCTGGCGGGCATTATTTATTGAATATGGCACAAAGCACCAAAGGGCGCAGCCCATGCTAGGGCCTGCCGTAAGGAATAATAAGCGCTGGATAATAAGGCGGGTTTCCAGGGCTGTGAACAAAGCGCTGAAAAGAGGTGCAAAACTATGAGTAGTGCATCATGGGAATTACAAAAGTCTATATACACAGCCCTTGCAGCGAACGGAACATTAACCGCGCTTCTTAGTGGCGGTGCAGCTGGTATTGTTGACGGGCCATCGGTTGACCAGGCGTTGCCTTACGTTGATTTAGGCGAAATTGAAGAAAGGGATTTTTCAACAAAGAGTTTTGTTGGCGGTGATCACTTTATCACAATACATGCATGGTCGGAACAGGCCGGAAAAAAGGAAATAGCCGATATTTTTCAGCAAGTAAAAACAAGCCTTAACCGTGTTTCGCTATCAGTCGCAGCAAACCAGCTTATAGATTTAATGTTTGATAATTCCAGGATATTCATGGACTCCGACGGCACAACGCGACATGGCATATTGGAATTTAGGGCGCTGACAGTTGAAGATTGATCTTATACATTCTGGCCGGATAGGAGCTATCCTTGGTGGTGGCCCAAGCCTTGAAGCTGATTTAAAGAAGGTTCCGAAAGGCGCTGTTTTATTTGCAGTAAATCACCATGCTTCACAGAGAAATATTACCGCCGATTACACAGTTTTCAATGACCACCACACAAAGTCGTGGGTTGTAGATATTGGAAATACAAAAACTGTTGGTCGCTGGAATGGGTATGTTGATATTTATGTACCGTGGGAAGCCGGAACACTAAGCGCTATCTTGGCCGCCCGGCTTGCCCGGCGCATGGGCTGTGCGCCTATTTTGCTATGCGGGATGGATTGCACAGGAACGCATTCAGCCAACGGCAAACAAAAACAGGTTGCTATTGAATGGTATACCAATAAATGGGCGAATGAGAACCCAAAAGACATACAGGCGGTTAGTGGCCCGTTGACAAAACTGTTTGGCAAGATTAGCAGTAAAGTTGCTGCCGAACCACGCACAATTCTAGTTGAAATATTCGAAAAGAAAACCGTTCAACTAAACGAACGGCAAACTATTAATTTTGTCAAAGGTGAATTTGATTTGCCTAGACATCAAGCCGAAGCCGCACTCGCGGCTGGAATAGCCAAAAGGAGATAAATCATGGCTGCATCAAAAGGTCGCCTATTCGTAATTAAGCGCGGTGACGGGGCAACCAGTGAGGCCTTTACTACAATTGCTGGAATTCGGACTACTAGTTTAACTATTAACAATGAGCCGGTTGAGATAACAAGCAAAGACAGTGCTGGGTATAGAACTTATGCGGCTGACTTTGGAGTAGTATCGATGTCGATAAGCGGCTCGGGTGTATTTGACGATGACACAGCTTTGCGTGCTGCGCAAACTGCCTGCCTGGACCAACAGCTTGAAAACTATGAAATTCTGGACGGAACAACAGCAGATAAATTTAGCGGTTCGTTCATGGTGACGTCTATTGAGTATGGTGGCGAATACAACGGCGAGGTAACATGGTCACTTTCCCTTGAAAGTTCCGGCACCGTCATTTTTACGGAGGCATAAATGACAAAAAAGATATCTGGCGAGGTTTCTATTAAGCTTGGCGGCAAAAGCATGGCGTTGCGCCTTGATGCAGGAACCATACTTGATCTTGAGGATCATTTCGATGTTGGTTTTATCCACTTCATGGAAAATAAGTTTGCTGAATTGCGATTAGGTGATCTTTCGGTTCTTGTTATGTCTATGACAGACAGAGACTATAATGACAGGGATTTAGTTAAGGCTGTTGCAGGCGACATTGTTGACGCTGGTATTGTTGAAGTTGTTACATTGGTGTCAAAGTGTATCGAGAATACTTTGATGGTATCAGACGAAAAACAGCCGGGAAAGTAGAGGCCCAAGACGCGGACTTTTCATGGATATATGAAATGGTTGGTTTCTTGGGTTTATCCCTGCCAGACGTATTAAGAATGACAATTCCAGAAATATTATTGGCGGTAAAAGGTAAACAGCGCTCATTAGGCGTTGATCCAGATGCAGGAAGTGACGCTTGTACCCGCGCCGAGTATGAAGAAATGAAGGCAAGACATGGCTGATGAAACAAACAAGCTTTTAGTTGAGATTAAGGCCGATATTGAAAATCTTCGTCTTGGCATGAAAAAAGCTGATCGCGTTACATCAACTACATCTAGGCGCATTTCTGCGGCTATGAAAAAAGCCAACACGTCGATAAAAAATCTAGGCAATGCTTTTAGGGGCACCACAAAATTCGCTGTAAAGTGGGGCTCTGTTCTTGGTGGAGTAGCGGTGGCTGGGTTAACTGTTATGGTCTCCAAGTCACTAGCCGCCATCGACAATCTTGGTAAAATGTCGCGGGTTTTGGGTTTAAGCACAAAAGAGCTTGCAGCCTTTGAGCTTGCTGCTGAAATTGGCGGGGTTACATTAGATACCTTTGCCAAGTCGGCCAAAAACGTTTCGAAAAATGTTTTTGATTTTGTTGTCAAAGGTACGGGTGAAGCCGTTGACGCCTTCAGAGAGCTTGATATAACACTTAGCGACCTTCAGCCTATAATGAACGATCAAACAGCAGTAATGTCACTTTTGGGTGATCGGTTTTCAGAAATGGAAAACGGGGCAGTTAAAACGGCACTTGCTGTTAAATTGTTTGGTTCACGCTCCGCTGATATGCTTAACGTGTTTGAGACAGGCGGCGGCGAAACCTTAAGACAGGCAACCAAGGATGTTGAATTATTTGGTAACGCACTGTCTCAAAGCGCTGTGCGCGGAGTTGAGCGGGCAAATGATAGCGTTACGCGAATATCTTTTCTATTTAAGGGGATAAGAGATAATATTACAGCAAGTCTTGCTCCTGCAATAGAGACGCTTGTTACGCTTTTCAGAACTAAATTAATTCAATCAATTCAAGAAAGTGGTGGGACTGTAGAAAGCTGGTCCAAGGGTGTAGCCAATAGAATACTTGATTTAATTCAAGGCACAATGGCTGCAATTAACGACATGGTACAGTTTGCGGCGAAAGTATCTAATGAAATATCTGATTTCTTTTTTGGAAATCAAAGAGAGGAATTAAAGCAGTTAGAATTAAAGCTGTTGAAATTTGATGCTAGGCGCAGAGAGGCAGAGGGGCGGGGAGTCGCTCATGGTCTTGATAAGCTTATTGCTAATCTAGAGAAAAAAATACAGCAACTACAGAAAATAATCCCTGTAAAAGGCCGTGCCGATGAGATAGCTGGGGGGATTTCTGATTTTTTCGATGATGTTTCTGATGGTATAGAGGCTTTAAGGCGCGCACTACTAACGGGCGGAGACGCGCCAGATGTTGATCCCCCAGCAAAAAAGAAAACAGAGACTGACGTAAAAAAGAAAACAGAGACTGACGTAAAAGAGAAAACAGAGACTGACGTAAAAGAGACATTTAGATCAATCAGCGACGCTGGTTTGAAGGCCGGAAAATTGATTAGGGATAGTTTTGAAAACTTGGCCCTTGATGTCAGGAGGCCAATACAATCAATAGCCGACGCTATAAAAAGCACATTTATAGGTGCAGCAAATAAAATATTTTCTGAAATTGTCGGGAAGTTGCTGCAAAAGGCTATTAGCAACATTCTAAGTGATACTATAGTTGGTAGCTTTTTGGGCTTTGCTGGCGGAGGTAGAACATCTAGCCCTGCATTTGTTAACGAGCGTGGCGGCGAAAGCCTTTCGCAAGGTAAGGGTCTGTTTATACCGATGGGCGGCCCCGCAACGATTGTTAACGCAGCCAATACCCGTAAAAACGGTGGCGGTGGTGTTGTTATACACCAAAATTTCAACATACAGACGGGATTACCTGAACAAATTAACGCCGCGCTAACAAATACAGCGCGCAGGGCTGGCGCTGATGGTGCAAGACTAATGATAAATGCCGCTGGAGGCCGTATATAATGCCTGAGTTTTTACCGCGTGGTGTTGGTTATATTGACAGTGAGTGGCGTCTCAACGAGCGCAAAACGGCTGGTGAGGCGTTCGGCGGAAGCCTCATTACGGATTCGTTTAACGCTGGCACAACGGATTATTGGAGTGGTACTCTAACAACCCAGCCAATGAAAGGCGCTACGTTAAATACTTTTGGAGCATGGGCCGTTAACGTCGGTAAATTCGGCGAATTCTACATGTATAATACTGATCAGCCTAGACCACTTAACAGCACGCTGGCGGATTGGTATGCAGGCTCCGAGGAACACTTTGCGGGTTCAACAGATATTTATGCGGGCGCTGGGGAATTGCCTGGAACAGGCTCAGTGAATGGTGCGGGTCAAACTGGCTCAACATTAGTAACGGATAATTGGGCTCAGGCATCAACACAAATTATGGACGCAGGGGATTACTTTGGGGTCGGTGATCATCTATACTTGCTTACCGCAGACGCAACAACGAATGCATCAAATCAAGTTACACTACAGTTTAGCCCGCCATTAAAATCAAGCCCAGCCGATAACGCGGATGTCATAACCCACTATCCTAAAATGATCGCGCATTTGCTATTTTCTTATGAATTTTCAGGAAACAGAAACAAGGTAGCACAGCCGCTTACATTTCCTTGGAAAGAAAAAATATGAGCCGTCTTTCTGGTGCAGACTTGGCCAATTGGAAGCTGGATAATATTGGCTGGACCATAGTTGCTTCAGTTGATTTTGCTGATGGTTCGGTTAATTTGTGGGCCGGGCCTGTGGGTCAATCAATTTCGTGGAACGGAGAGGTGTGGAATGGTAGTGGCGACTTGATTTCCTTAGACAAGATCACAGAAACATCGACCGGCGAGCAGGCAATTACGCGAGCAACATTGCTGCTTGACACAACATCAGATATTTATGCAGACGTAGAGGCTGACAGCACTGGCAGGGACGTTGTAATTTATGTTTTACTTTTCGATGAGACCACGGGCGCATCAGGTTCTCTAGGGTTTGAGTTCGAGATAGGTGCTTGTGAGTATCCAACCAGACTTGACGGTGATACGCTTTTCAGGGAAATAGCGCTTGACCTCTTGGACCCTAAAGCAGATTTTGATAGGGTTCATTTTGTATCTATGACAGACGAAGCTCAACAGCGCATCAAGTCAGGAGACAGGGGCTTGCAGTATATTTCAGACCCCAATCTAGGCCGGATTAACGCGGGAGAGGCGCAATCGGTATCAGGCGGCGGTATAGGGGGTATTGTGGGTGCTATTCGCAATGTAAGCCGATGAGAAAAGAAAACTGGCCAGCATTGATGCTTGATGAAATAGCAAGTCATGATGCGCCGTTTTCATGGGGGGTTAACGACTGCTGTATCTTTGCTGCTGATGTTACCTTTGCGATTACAGGCGTTGACCACATGGTGGCGTTTCGGGGCCGATACACTGATAGGCCGGGGGCTCAGGACATGCTATTAACTGCTGGTTGTAAGTCTTTGCGACAGTATATGTCCGGGATTTTAGGGCCTCTAAGGAAACCAATGGCAACCGCTCAGCGGGGAGATATTGTTTTTCAAGAAGGTCGTGGTTTATTAGGCTCAAGGCTTGGTATCTGCACAGGTAGTGTTGCGGCATTTATTGGTGAGGATGATCGACACAGCGGTGTAGTTTATGAGCCAACATTATTAAGTGATGGTTATTGGCGTGGCTAAAAAGATATTAAAAGTAGTTGGGATAATTGCTTTAGTTTCAACAGTTGCGATTATTGGTGTTGGGCTGGCTGCGGGGCTGTCACTTTCTACCTTGACTGGTTTAACTGTTTCGGTGGCCGGGGTTTCGCTGGGAATTTCAGTTGGAACTCTAGGGGTTCTTGGTCTAGCAGCCTATTCGCTTGGCAATAAACCGAAAATTGATCTGTCATCCGCTGCAATTAATGATTTTTCGCGTGGCTTATCAATAACATCATCAGCTACAAATATCAGGGCCGTGCATTACGGAACAGTGGCGTCTGCGGGACAGCTAGCCTTTCAGGAATATAGCGGCGATGAAGGCCAAATAATGCGCGTTGTCTTGATTCTGTCAGGAACTGAAGTTGACAGTCTAGTCAGTATGGAATTAAACGATCAAGCGATAACTTTGCCGACAATTAGCCTGCCAGGAACGCCGGGCGGCGCGGTAACGAGTGGCAATTTTGCTGATAAATTGAAGGTTTATTGGCACGACGGGCGAGACACAGTTGACCCATTTACCGCACTGACAAGTGACTCGGCAGCTTGGGCGGGTGAGACAAGAAATCTGCGGGGCTTACCTGCGGTTTACGTTGAGGCAACTCTTGACGAGGACTTTGAAGGCAGGTTTGAGCCTGTCTTCGTATTCAAGGGCCGCAAGATATATGATCCACGGCTTGATAGTACGGTTGTTGGCGGCAGCGGTACGCATAGAATTGACGATGACACGACATGGGAATGGTCTGACAACGGGGTTTTGCCTCTAGTCGATTACCTGATAGGCATTAACGTCAACAACGTCCGCGTTGCGGGAATGGCAAAGCCGCCTGAAAAGATTGACATGGAATCGCTTATCACAGCGGCTAATATTTGTGACGAAAGTGTGGCGTTGCTTGGGGGCGGCAGTGAAAAAAGATACACATTAAACGGCCTTATCAATCCATCAAATCGTCACGGCGACAATATAGCGTTGATGGTTGACGCGATTGGCGGCTGGTATAGTTGGGCCAACAGGAGGTTTACTGTTTATGCCGGTGCATACATAGCGCCAACAGAAACGATCTCTGAGGAAGATATGCTTGGCATACCTATTTCATACAAGAGATACCCTGCGCTTAATGAAAGAGTAAATACGGTATCGGGTTTCTTTATTGATGCAAGTAATGGCTACGTAGCAAATGAATATCCGAGCGCCACAGACAGCTCTCTGGTTGTTGACCACGGCCAAGAGTTGATTGAACGGGCTGACTTTCCATTTACGACGAGCGGAACAATGGCCCAGAGATTGGCTACAATTCGCTTAAGGAGGGCACAACTCTTTAAAAAGTTCAACGCAATATATAATAGAAAGAACATAACCGCGCTGCCTGGCACAAATGCTACCTTAACCTATGAACCTTTGGGCCTTTCGTCTGAAATTATGCTAATTGATGGCTGGGAATTATCATTTCCTCGCGATTCTCAACAAAACCCGGCATTGGCGGTTGCGCTTACCTTGAGGGAGGAAAACCCGTCTGTTTATGATTGGTCAACGGCAGATGAGCAAACTGTGTCAGTCCCGGCCACTATAGTCCCCCGAACAAACGGCCTTTTGGCAGGTAGGACGCGATATCTGGGCGGGGATGGCAGGGCTAACAATGACATTATACTGCCAAACACTTCGAATGGCGGCGGTGAGTTTACTGAAAGCGGAACAAGCCTCTCAAGCTTTGACGCGGGCGCAGACGCGACGATAAGCGTTGGTGCATTCAGCAGGGACTTTTCTGGCGCTACGACAGTTAGCTATAATTCTGGATCGGTAACAGGTTTAAGTTTTGCTACACAATATTATGTGTATGCGCGCGATCCATCACGAACTGGCGGCGCAGTAACGTATCAAGCAAGTACAAACCTAACGGATGTCGTGAATGATGTTGATAATATTTACATGGGAAAAGTCACAACTGTTGTAGATGGTGCTACGGGCGGCACGGGTGGCACGGAAGACCCGTGGTGCGTGTCTGTTGATCAATATTTAATTGAGGGCCTTAAGGCTGGGGATGCAAAGGCGGGGGATTTAATTGATGTATTGCGTTTTGGCGGGTTTGAAAGCGAGGCAATACACAGCGTTGATTTTGTTGAGACTGAATGTGTAGAGATAACGTCAGATTGTGGCGCGATATTAATTTGCTCTGCGCTTACGCCAATAACACAGCCAGATGGCTCCTGTATCTACGCCAGATTCTCTCTAGGCAAACAAGCCGCCTGTGATGATGCGCGGCTTTTTGGCTGGCAAAAAATAATAAAGGTGCAGGAGGTCGGGTGGCGACAAGTAGCAAGAATACACATTGGCGGGCAAACCTACGCGGCAGGATCAAGTAGTCAGAGAAGAATTTTCACGCACAACCCTTTAAAACTTTAAGGTTAAGAATGAACAAATTTAGAGAAGTAGACCTACCGAAAGAACCGGACAGGGCTTTTGAGTACGAAGGATCGGTATGGCGGGTAAGATTAGTCCTAAAGAG